AGGGATTCATGGGTCGGATCAAAGCAGCCACCACCGCGTTCTGGCGGCCCTCCAGAGTAGGGTTTGGACCAGCCGACCCGATCCACCCGTCAACGAATGAGCCACTTCGCCGGCAAGACTATATGGTTGGCCGGAACTTGCTTGTCTCTCCCAGAGCAGAAGAGGGGCGGAGTGTAACTTATGCACAGATGCGGGAACTGGCCCGGACTCATGGCATCCTGCGCACTGTTATCGAGAAGCGTAAGGATGAAGTCAAGGGCCTGGAATGGGATGTCTCCGTCAAACCGGAATATTCCGGAAAAGGATATGACGCTGAGACCGGCTCAGTCCGGCAGTTCTTACAGAGGCCGGATGGCACCAGCTTTGATCAATGGCTGGGCGCCCTGATGGAAGATATTTTTGTGATTGATGCCCCTTGCCTCTACCGGAATAAGGACATGCTCGGGCGGTTGGCTTCACTTGATATCGTGGACGGGGCCACTATCAAGGTTCTGGTCAATGACACTGGTAGAATCCCCGACCCCCCCCAGCCGGCCTATGAGCAGATAATCAAGGGCTTGCCCCGGACCTGGTGGACAAAGGATGAGTTGATCTACGAGCCCTACAACACCTCATCTGATGGTGTCTACGGTTTCAGCTATGTCGAATCCATCATAATGACGGTGAACATCGCTCTAAGGCGCGACATCTCCTTCCTGGAATGGTTTCGATCCGGCAACTTGCCGCAAGCCTTCCTGCCTGCTCCCGAATCCTGGACTCCTGATCAGATTGAGCAATTCCAGACGATGTTTGACACCTACATGAGCGGTGATCTGGCGGCTAGAAGCAAGGGCCACATGATCCCCGGTAGTGGGCAAGTCACGATGGTGCAGCAACTCACCTTTGACGCCATGTTTGACGAATGGCTGGCCCGGATCATCTGTGCTCGGTTTGGCGTCTCACCCGCGCCTTACGTGCGTATGATGAACCGCGCCACCGCGGAGACGATAGAAGAGGCCAGCACTCAAGAATCGCTCGTCCCGCTCATGCAACATCTCAAGTTCTTCCTGGATCGGGTCATAGCCGAGGACCTGGGGAAGCCCTACTTGGAGTTTGTCTGGACATCGGGGCAACTGCACTACAAGCTGGCCGACGCCCAGATCAACGAATTGATGGTCAAGACTGGGGCCATGACGATAGATGACTGGCGCAAGCTCAAGGGCCAGGCACCATATCCGGACGGCATAGGTTCAACGCCGATGGTCTGGACCAGCGCCGCGCCCGTCAAACTCTCGGATGTGGTCAGCGGCAAGTTCAATCCGCCGACCGGTGCCCCTGATCCAATGAGGTCCGGCGCCCCCGCGCAACTGACACAGCATCCCGATGGAGAGTCAGAGGCAGACAACCCCTACGAGTTGAGCATCAGGGCCATGAAGACCGAACTGGACGCCTGGCAGACGTTCAGCATCCGCCGATTGGGCCGGAAGAGCACCAGAACATTTGAATCCAAGGTGCTGCCGCCGGCGGTGATTCAGACGGTGGAATCGGCATTGAAGGATGTCACTACGGCAGAGGCCATCAAGAGCGTGTTCGAGATTGCCCGAAACAACCTCCAGAGAAGACGGACGCCATCAGTGGACGAGCCGATGTCTAAGCTCATGCTAGAATATGAGGCAAGACTGAGGAGGGCTGTGGCGGACGCTAATAAAGCCGAGTTCAATGAATCTGAACATCCGAGGGTTGGCAGTGGGCCTGGAGGTGGCCAATTCACTGGTGATGGTGGTGGAGGTGCTGGGGCTGGTGATGAAGGGGAGAAACCGAAGCCAGAGCCAGCACCGACACCAGAACTGCAGGACAGGTTGAACAAGATACAGTCCCAAGTCAGCGGGAAGCCCTCTGGCCCGGTGGATGCCCACGGTCAGCCTCTACCTGATAGATTCCAAACTGTTCAACAGGGAACCTCACCGGCACCAGGGTATAGGGATCCGCAAGTGAAGCCAAAAGTTAAGCCAAAGCCAATGTCAAAAGAGCCTTGGCAGATGACGAAGCAATCTTATATTGCCGAAAGGCAAGAGGGACCGAAGGAACGCGAGGACTATGCCAGGGCATGGGTTCCGCTCAAAGACCCCCTAGGCAAACCCAATGTAGCGCAATTCACACCTTACAAGGGGGCACAACGAGCGGGAGTATTTCGTTGGAATGACTCTAGTGGCGTTGGGCGCGGGATCCTCGCCGTTGATGACGATGGTAACATCACTGATCTTGCCGTAGAGAAGCGCCACCGTGGCGAAGGTATCGCACAGGCACTTCTGAATGAGGCGAAAAGATACGGATACACGGAAATAAAGGGACCGGCAACGCCTGCGGGACTAAGTGCGATACATCGTAACCAAGTGGCGCAGGCATTAAGAGACGGCAAGCCCGTTCCCGCTGAGGTATTGAGAGAATATCCCGATTTGACAAAGGCGAAGGCATGACGGAAGTTCATTTCTTGCTGATCAGATCGAATAACCAGGCGGAATGGCCTGATATCCTCTTTCGTTGCATGTTTGGCTGGGTTCCGTTCAGGATCGTGTTCCCTGACAAGAACCGCAATCCACGCGAATGGCTGGGGCTGGTGAACTGATGAATCCGACTCTGATTGATCTAGCTGAGGAGATGCAGAAGGCTGCGATGGTCTACATCCCGATGGCCTATCAGTTGGGCCGCGAGAAGGCCCAGACTAGGTATGGCATTGTCGTTCCCTGGCGGGACGTCGACGCCGTTCATGTCGAGATGCTGTTGAATCGTCACGCGCAGGAGCTGGCCACGAGCTTTGGCCGGATGGAACTGGAAATCATTGAGGGCAAGCCGATGGCCGACGCGCTGGAAACTCTGGCCAATACCGTTGGCCGGTGGGCTTGGGCCTTAGAGCCCGCGCAGGTCATGGGGCTCGCCTCCTATGTCGATGCTACCAGGACGGAGATAGGCAGAGAAGAGGGCTTGCCCGCGGAGGATATCGGGGTGCTCTGGCTCACGGCCCGGGATGCCAAGGTGTGTCCTCGGTGTCATCATCTGAATGGTCGGTGGTTCCCCGCTACTGAAGCATATGAGTTGGCGGCCACGGTCCATCCGCTGTGTAGGTGCAGTCGGTATTTTGACGTTGGCGTGCCCTCAGACGCCATGGTCGGCCCAATGGACGCCGAAGATGAGCGGATATTCTATCAACAGCGGAGAGGCCAAGTCGGGCATGTCTTCGCAGGATTGGGAGGCTGAGATGTTTGATCGATGTGAATGCACACATCAGAACGTAAGGCCCCGAGAGGATTGTGCGAAGATTCGGTGCCAAGATTGTGGCCAGGAATGGTCGAAGGAGAATTTGGTTGGCTCTCCCGAGGGCGCAAAGATAATGGGAGATGCTGACATCTTCGAGTGTACGGTATGTCATCGGATTCACGTAATCGGGGAATGTGGCCAGTGTGGGAAGGGATAGATGATGTTGACTGACGTGCAGCAAGCAATAGAGGCCATCCTGAAGGCAGACAAAGGCACGTTGCGCGTTGAGGCCAAGGACCACAAGATTGTCTATGTGGAGCACACGATAGGGAAGGTGATCAGCAACAAGTAGACTCATAGTGCTGACCTGGTAACACAGGAGGCTCCGTTTGTTCGAGAGAACAGCGGGGCCTTTTTGTTTGAGATGAACGAAGGAGAAATGAGATGGATCAAACCGAGTTCGAAATGGGCATGAAGGAAGAGCGCGAACACAACGACGTGACCGGCGGCGATCCGGCGAAGATCGCCATGATCGTCAACGCTCACCTTGAGGAAGACCCGCACTACTACACCAAGCTGAAGGCAGTGATGAAGGAGGCAAAGCCTATGGATCGGGCAGTGAAGTTCCTGGACGAAGAGAAAGGCATCATCGAAGGCTGCGGTATCCCCTATGGCGGGCCAATGGCGGGCAAAGACTTGACCGGCGAATACTTCACGGCCAAGACCAACCTCTGCCTGGACTGGTTCCCGCAGGAAGGCCGACCCGTGCTTTATCACCACGGACTTGACGACGGCGTGAAGGACTCACCGATTGGCCGCCAGATAGACCGCGAACAGCGCGATGGCGGCACATGGGTCAAAGCCCAACTCAACAAGTCTCACGCCTACTGGGACATGATCAAGGGCCTGATCAAGTCCGGCAAGTTGTTCTGGTCCTCCGGAGCCGTGCCTCACCTGGTAGAGAAGGCCATGGATGGCGAGATCA